TCCGCCGACCTTCCAGCAGTCGACCTCGACGTCGTTGAAGCCCAGGGTCAGCTCGTTCAGCGTACCGCAGCAGTCAGTCCAGACGGCCTCCGGGATGGTTCCCATGACGACCATCTTGCCGTTGCCGCCGATCTGGCGGACATTGACGTGCTTATACAGCTTGGAATATTCCATGATGTTCTCACGGATCAGGCCAAGGAAGACCTCCGGAACCAGCAGCTCGGCGCCGCTGATTGCTCTCTTTTCGCTGATCAGGCTTCTGACCTGAGTCAGGAAGGACTGGACGTCCTCACGGGCGAACATGGCGGATCTGGTCTGCGCGTCCAGGCCTGCGAAAATGTTTCTTCTGTTCATGATGGTAATTCCCCTTTCTGTTGGTGTCGGATCCTCAGCCGGCGCTGCCTCAGCTGCCGCCGGATCCTGCTGGGCCTCAAGTCCTTCCAGCTCGGTCTCGATCTCGCGGACCGTGCCCTCCAGGCTTTCAATGCCCTCGTTGACTTCTGCCTGCTCAGCCTCGAAGGCCGTGATCTCCTCCTCGACCGCGGATCTCTCCTCCTCGGTCTCGGCCTCCTCGATCATGCCGGCCAGCTCAGCCTCGCGGGCCTCGAAGCCCTCCTGTCTTGCGCGAAGCTCCGCCAGGTCCTTGTTTACCCGGTCAAGCTCCTTACGCTTCATCAGTGCTCTGAGTGCCATGTGGTAACCTCTCTTTCATCTTGGCCCGCCACGCCTCGAGCTCGCGCTTCTTTACCTGCTCGACCTGCTCCTGGCGGGCTTGCACGTTTGTCTGTTCGTATGCAGGGAATGTGCATGCTGAAACCTCATACAGCGGATCGACCTTCTTGATCGTCCAGTGGATTGAGCCGTCATCTCGGTACTCCGTCTCCTCCTCCGCGATGTCAAAGCCGATCGAGCACCCGTCCACGTCGCCACGCTTAACCCGCTCATACAGGTCACAGGCTGCGTGATCGTTCGGATTGATCCGCACCTGTCCCCACAGGCCGTGGCTGTCCTCGCGCAGCTCCAGCGTTCCCGCCTTGTTGCGTCCCAGGACCAGCGTGGTGTCGTGATTGACCAGTGCCCTCACATCACCGCCCAGGGCCTCCGTAAAAGCCCCAGGAGCGATGGATTCGCTGAGCATCGGTGTCAGCTGGTAGTCACTATTAAAAACGGCGAAATAGCCCTCGATCATGAGCTCGTCGCCGTCTTCCCTCGTCTTAAATTCAGTGTTGATCATGCGGACCTGCCGCATCCCGATTCCGTCTCTACTCATTGGTTGTACCTCCGTTCAGTTTCCCCTGATCTCCCAGCCGGTCGGCAGGAATGTAATTCTCCAGCATCACAAGCTCGTCCAGGCCGTCTCTCGGCTCCAGGCCGATCCGGTCGCGGACCTCGTTGCCGTCAACGATACCCTGTTTTCTCAGCTCGCCGAACACGCTGGCGATGGTCTGCAGATCCCAGTCAAGAAGGCTCAGCTCATTGAACCGCAGATACCAGGACGGGCTCAGGATCAGCTTGCGCGTCATTTCCTGGGCCAGCCCGGTCACGATGGACCGGACCGTGGTCTTGACGAAGCTGTTCCATTCCTCCTGGTTGTAGTTGCCGACACCCACCAGGAAGGGCGGCACACCGATCACGGCAGCCGCTGTCCGTTTGTCGATCTCGATGGTGTCCGCGATGGCCAGGTCTGCCAGTGACAGGGGCTTGACCGTCGTGACGTCCATCTGCTCGCCCGGGATCACCCAGGGCTGACCGGCTCCGTCCGTCTGGATGTAGTCCTGCAGCATCTTCTCCCGGCCGGCCGGTGTGCTGAACGACTCGTTGAGCGCGTCGACCTTGATAATGACCGACGGTTTCCATTTGGACTGGAGGAAGCCTTTGGTGGTAGCTTGAGCCTGCTTTAGGTTGTCGGCGAGATCTCTGAGCGAGACGTTCAGCCCGCGCCCCTTCCACAGATATAGTTGATCCGGATTATGCACGAAGTGGAGCACGTCGTCCGGCCGGTATCGTCTGCCGTCAATATATACGTTATAATCGTTGTATCCGATCGGCTCCCAGCTGACCCGGCTGGCTGCGACCGGCTCCAGCTGCCGCAGGTACCCGGCCCGGGTGTGCGGGAGGACGATGGCGTTCCCCTGCCCGTACAGGAGCAGCGTCATGACGATGGACTCGATCCAGGTCTTCCGCGTCATGTACGGCATGGGTGTGATGTCGATCATCCGGGACAGCTCATTATTCAGCCTCACGTCCCCGTCCTTGGTGTTCTCCATCAGGTGGATCGTGATCATGCCGATCAGCTCGGCGATCTTGCGGACCGCTGTCATGATCTCCGGGTTGCGGTCCAGGGACGTGTAGCCCGGGACGCAGATGGACCCGTCTTCCGCCGATCCGATCACCAGACCGATCGCCGGCTTCTCTCGTTTGTTGAAAAATGGTATTTTCATTATTTACCCCCACCAGTTGCGGACCCGCTCCGCTTTAGTGTGCGCCTCGATCCAGCGGACCGTGGCAAAAACTGCAGCGTCGAAAAGATCCATCCTCATGTTGGGGCTGACCTTCTCATAGCTGATCATATCGTCTGTTTTTTCGATCGCGTGAACGTTGCTGACGCAATACTCAAACGCCTCCGAGTGCAGATAGTACAGCCGGCCGTCGGCGACCGCCTTCTCCAGCCTCCGAAAGCCCTTGGATTTGATGAAATACATCTGCGGCTGTTCCGTCACGCGGAACTTGGCCGCCTGCATCTGTGGATAGTATTCTTCTCCGGCGAATTTCCGGTCGTGACCGACCTCAACGATCTTAAACCCCATCCGCCGCATCTCGATAAACCAGTTGACCGCATCACTGACGTTGACCGTCGGGTTGTTGCACAAGGTCAGCCAGCCGTCGTCCTTCCAGCCGAACAGCGGAATATTATCCTCCTCGACTTTCCGGGCGGCCTCGGTGATGGGGAAGAACCCGTGAGTGATCACGATGTCCACGTCTTCCTTCTCATAGTGACCGAACAAGGCCGTGGCGGTCAGATCCCGCATCCGGGACAGGTCCGCCCCTCCGTACCAGTCGATCGGGAGCTTCGCCAGCTCCTCAAGGCTCCAGTTGTATTTCTTGTCCGACGCCTTGAACTCGTCCAGATCGAACCAGCTCCGCATCGACGTCGTGTATATATTCAGCGACCGGGACAGGAAGTCCTTGCGCTGGATCGGGTCGTTCTGGGCCTGCAGGCTCTCCTGGAGGATGTCCTCCGGCCGGATCGTCACTCCATAGTTAGGATTAGCTTTCATGTGTTGTTCCGGGTTCGTGTAGTCCACGTCGCCCTTCTCGTCCTGGTCAGCTCTGGCCACGAAGGAAAAGAAGCTGTCGTCCTCGACGATCCCGGTGGCGACCTTGATCGCGTACTCCTGCCGGGCGTACCCGAATGAGTTGCTATCGTCGCCGGCCGTGGTGATCCCCACGATCAGCTTGTTCTGATAGGCCTTCATAGCCTCCTTGAACCGGTTGTACTGGGCCGGCTTCTTATAGGCTGCGATCTCGTCGCAGATCGCAAAATTACAGTTGAAAGAGTCCTGTTTGTCCGGATTCGCAGCCAATGCGGTGATCTCGATGGATCCATCCGGCCGGCCGTCCTCGTCGGTGAACGTGTAGGCGATCGAGTGGTCGAAGCTGTTGTTCTTCACGTTAAACTTGTCGACCACCTTCTGATACTGCAGGCTGAACAGGATAAAATTGAACGCCTGCAGGGCCTGCTTTAGGGCAGCGCCCACGATGTAGACCTTGGATCCTGACTTTCGCTGCAGAATCGCCACAGCCCAGGCCAGTCCGGCCACAAAGCTCGTCTTGCCGTTCTTCCTGGCCCACTCCAGGAAGGCCTCTTTGAACCTCCGGTTGTTCGTGCCTTTGTAGTAGAACCCCAGAAGGTTGTAGACCACGAACATTTGAAAGGGCTCCAATAAAAAAGGCCGTCCAAGTAATGGATGGCCCTCCAGATCCTCGCCCTGGGCGTGGACCATGGTCTGCTGTATGATGTTGATCGCGATGTCCGGATCCCTGGTCCTCAGCTCAAGGTCGTCCCGCTCCAGATCTTTTTTATATCGTTTGCAGGCCGCCACGATCTCGGCGCCTGCCCTCTTTTCTTTTCCTTTGATCACGTCGTCGACGTATTTATCGACGATCTTCTTATAGCTTTTACTCCTCCCCATAAAGCACGGCCCGGAGGTATTCTTTTGTGGCCCCCTCCGGTGGGTCGTCTAAGGAGTGTGTCGGCGACGGCGGGACTCGAACCCACGCCCTGGCGGTTTTGCTTACGCTTGCCTCCTGCTCTCCCTACTGAGCTACATCGCCATATAAAAAGGG